TAAACATTTAGGTTTTGATGGTGTAGTAAAAAGATTGAAGCAGAAGTATGAGTTAACATCAGAAGCTCTTAAAACAATCAAGACTTATGTTTAGTAAACAAGAAACTTTATACAAGTTACAAGAAGATAAAGAATACTATGGTGACTTTGGTAAGCAGTTTTTATCTAACTCTGATATATACAGTTTACTAAATGATCCACGCTCTTTTAGAAAAACTAAAGGAGAAACCAAAGCTATGGTAGAGGGTAGATACTTCCACGTGTCTATGATAGAGCCACATAAAAAAGATGAGTTTGTTATTATAGACTCAACATCTAGGAATACAAAAAACTATAAGAATCAAATACAAGAACACGGTTTGTCTATTGCTTTACTAAAGTCAGAAGCAGAACACATAGATAGTTTAGTTTCTGTTATGAAAAGTAATTTTAATTTTTATGAGTTTATATATAGTAAGTTTAATATGTATGAGGTTCCTGGAATTAAAACTATAAAGGGTGCTAAGTGGAAAGGAAAAGCAGATATATTAGCATCAGATTACATTATTGATCTTAAAACAACTTCTGACATATCTAAATTCAAGTACTCTGCCAAAAAGTATAATTATGATAGTCAGTCTTATATATACCAACAAATATTTGGTGTTCCAGTAGTTTTTTATGTAATAGACAAGAACACAAAGATGTTAGGTGTCTATGAGCCTACTGATTCTTTTATTCAAAGCGGAGAAGAAAAAGTAGAGAGAGCATTGGAGATTTATAATAAATTCTTTAGTAAAGATGCTACGGAGAATATAGATGAATTTTTCATCAAGGAAGAGCTTACCTAGAAGTCTACACTAGGTTATATTGTAGACATAATTTAAATATATATAGTTATGAGCAAAGAGAAAATTTTTGCTGACGGGTTTTTATTTAAAACTCGTGAAAATCAACCTGATTGGGTTGTTGGTTCAATGTCGGTTAAAGTTGAGGATGCAGTAGTGTTCTTAAAAGAAAACGCAAAAAATGGTTGGGTTAATTTAAATATTAACACATCTAAGTCTGGAAAACAATATGTGGAGCTAGACACTTTTGAGCCTACTAAAAAGAAAGCAACAGAAGAAGTTACTTTCTAAATTTATAATTATGACGGAAATGACGATTTTTTTAAAATATTTTGTAATAAACTTCATAGGGTATACTATACTATTCTTTTTATTATTTTTTCTTATTAAAATCGTCAAAACCGTCATAAATATATATAAATAACTATATATCAATAAGTTATATAAAATTAAATCGTCATAAAATCGTCATAAATATGTCACAAAACGTCATAACAATATTTAAAAACATAAAAGACACCACCCAGCCTTTTCATTTACCAGTAAATGACATCATTGATAGAATAAGAGATGGTCGTTCTGAAGAGTTGATAAAAAAGATTAGAACCGAGAAAGATAAGAAAAAAATAAACGAATTAAAACAACAACTACCTGCTATTTGTTTTAGTGGTAAGTTTAATAAAAGAAATGATGACTCTATTTTAGAGCATAGTGGTTTGATATGTTTGGACTTCGACCAGTACGATACCCAAAAGAAATTACATCAGCATAGAGATAAATTAATCAAGGATGAGTATGTTTATTGTGTTTTCATCTCTCCATCAGGAAAGGGACTCAAGGTTTTAATCAGGGTCCCTTCTGATATTGATATGCACGTGAAATATTTTGCATCACTTCAACAATACTTTGATTCACCTTTTTTTGATAGCACTTCTAAAAACATATCAAGAGTATGTTATGAGAGCTATGATCCTATTATTCACGTTAATGAAGAATCTTTATTGTGGGATAAAATAATAGAAACACCTAATGCAATAGATAAAAAAGAAATTACCATACCTATTACCGATCAAACTAAGATAGTGGATATACTAATTAAGTGGTGGGAGAAAAAGTATCCAATGAATGAGGGTCAAAGAAACCAAAATGCTTTCATATTGGCTTCATCATTTAATGACTTTGGTATTGAAAAGTCACTTGCAGAGTATGTGCTAAATGGATTTCAGTCTCAAGATTTTAATTTAAATGAGATTAAAAGGACTATTGACTCTGCGTATTCCAACATAGCTAATTTTGGAACAAGAGTTTACGAAGACTCAGATACGTTGAATGCTATTAAATCAAACATATTAAAAGGTAAATCTAAGACAGATATTAAAAAATACTTTGAGGACATAGATGAGGAGGTTTTAGATAATGTAATAGATAAAATCCAAGAGGAAGGTTTTGATAATAAGTTTTGGACCAAAAACAAAAAGGGTGTTATAAAAATATTTCATTTAAAATTTAAAATGTTTTTAGAAGAAAATGGTTTTTATAAGTACAATCCTGAAGGAAGTAAAAACTATGTATTTGTAAAAGTTACCAACAACCTAATAGATCACGCATCTGAAAAGCAGATTAAAGATTTCATATTAAAACACTTACTAACTGTTGATGACATAGAGGTGTATAATTATTTTGCTGAGCACACTAAATATTTTAGAGAAGAATTTTTAACTCTACTAGACTCTATAGATGTATTCTTTATTGAAGACACCAAGAACGAGTCTTACATATATTATAAAAACTGTGCAGTTAAAATAACCAACGATACCGTAACACCAATAGACTATATTGATTTAGGTGGGTACGTTTGGAAAGACCACGTTATTGATAGAGATTACACAGACTGCGAGTCTATTGAGTGTGATTACAAAAAATTTGTATCTAACATATGTGCTAAAGATGACAAAAGAATAGAGTCTACTGAAAGTACTATAGGTTATTTAATGCACGGTTATAAGAATTTATCTTACTGCCCAGCAGTGATTTTAAATGATGAGGTAATTAGTGATAATCCAGAAGGAGGAACGGGTAAGGGTTTATTTATGAATGCTTTACAACATATGAAAAAATTAGTAGTTATTGATGGAAAAGGATTCAACTTCGAAAAATCTTTTGCTTATCAATTAGTATCAGCAGACACTCAAATACTTTGTTTTGATGATGTTAGAAAACACTTTGACTTTGAGAGATTGTTTAGTGTGATTACAGAAGGATTGACACTAGAGAAGAAAAACAAGGATGCTATTAAGATTCCTTTTAAAAAGTCACCAAAGGTAGCTATCACTACTAACTATGCAATAAAAGGAAAGGGTAACTCTTTTGAAAGAAGGAAGTGGGAGCTAGAGCTTAATCAATATTATAACAAGTCATTTACTCCTTATGATGAGTTTGGTAAGTTAATGTTTGGTGACTGGAGTGCTGATGAGTGGTGCAGGTTTGATAACTATATGATATATTGCCTACAGTTTTATATGAATAAAGGACTAGTTAAAAGCTCTTTTGTTAATCTTAAGATACGTCAGTTATCTGCTGAAACTTGTCACGAATTTATTGAGTGGTGTGGATTATTAGACGGGAAGAGTCCTAATGAAGATTTTGATAATGGTCATAAAATATACAAACAAGAACTATATATGGATTTTATTTCTGAGAATCCAGACTTTGCTCCAAAAGCCAAAATGACTGTTTCTAGAACTAAGTTTTATCAATGGCTAAACTCTTACGCAGTATTTAAAACAGGAGTTAGTCCTGATGAAGGCAAGGATCATAAAGGAAAATGGATAAGAATGAGAAGTAAACACGAAGCAGAATATAATAGTAAATTAGATATATGAAAAGATTAACTGACCCAGATAGAATTCATCAAGCATTTTTAAATAGTTATAAGATAATAGTAAAAGGAATGACTGTTGAAGATATTATAGATGAAATTGAATTTGATGTAGTAAATCTAGATATATTATTTGCTCACGATCCAGAGAGTCCCAACGATAAATATGTAATAGAAATGATGTTTGACCACTTTATGGACTTAGAAGATTATGAAAAGTGTTCTGAAATTCAAAAATTATTATGAAGTTTAGGGATTATCAAATAGATATTATTAATAAAGGTTTAGATATATTAAATAGATATAAGCTATTGTATCTATCTATGGAGGTTAGAACAGGAAAAACATTAACTTCTTTAGGAATATGTAAGGAGATTGGTATTAACAATGTGTTATTCATAACTAAGAAAAAAGCCATTAGTAGTATTGAATCAGACTATACTATGTTAAATCCTGGTTTCAACCTTCAAGTTATTAACTATGAGAGCTTACATAAAATAGAAGTTTGTGACTGGGATGTTGTTATTTGTGACGAAGCACATTCTATTGCTGCCTTTCCCAAGCCTAGCAAAAGAGCCAAGAATGTCAAGGAGCTAGTTCAATCACACAATCCTTACTTAATACTAATGTCAGGGACACCTACTCCAGAGAGTTATTCTCAAATGTATCATCAGGTTTATGGAGCTAAATCCAATCCTTTTTACGATTGTAAAAACTTTTACAAGTTTGCTCATAGATACGTCAACGTAACTAAAAAGAAAATAAATGGTTATGACATCAATGATTACAGTAAGGGCAAGCAAGAGATTATAGATTTGATGAAGCCATATACTTTGTCTTATACTCAGCAACAAGCAGGGTTTAAATCAAAAGTAGACGAAGAGGTTTTATTAGTAAAAATTGACGAAAAAGTTCAAGAAATTACAAAAATCTTACAAAAAGACAAGGTTTTTGAAATGAATGGAGAATTTATACTTGGCGATACACCAGTAAAATTGATGAGTAAAATTCATCAGTTATGTAGTGGCACAGTTAAGTTTGAGAATGGCACCTCAACGGTTTTAGATTTAAGTAAAGCTAAGTTTATAAAAGAAAAATTTAAAGGAATAAAGATTGGTATTTTTTATAAGTTTCAAGCAGAGTTAAAAGCATTGAAAGAAGTGTTTGGAGAAAGTTTATGTACTACTTTAGATGAGTTTGACAGTACAGATAAAAACATTGCATTACAAATTGTAAGTGGTAGAGAAGGAATCTCACTAAGGAATGCCAAGTATTTAGTATATTACAATATTGACTTTAGTGCTACAAGCTATTGGCAGAGTCGTGATCGTATGACTACTAAAGACAGGTTGTATAATAAAATATATTGGGTCTTTTCTGAGAAAGGTATTGAGAAAATGATATACAAGGCTGTGAACAAAAAAAAGGATTACACATTAAGACATTTTAAAAGAGACTATTTAATATGATTAAAAAGGAATGGTATTGGATGTCAAAAAATAATAACAATATGGAGCAATTTAACTTAATATATCATTTCAACCCCTATAATAATAACTGGTATTGCATACCAAGAGAAGAGTATGTTAATTACTTTGAGGGTAATCATAAAAAATGCGGATGCGGATTCAATATTGAAGGAGCTTACTTAAATTATAAAAATAAAATAAAATGACAGAAATAGAGACGTTTGAAAAACAATATCCTGAGTTATCTAAAGAATTCAAGGAGATACAGCAGGAGATGTATAAATTATTTGCAAGAAAGCAAATGGATTATGGATTAAATAATATCGCATTGGGTGGTGATTTAAAGAAGCCTGAAGATAAAAAGTTTGCTTTGACAGGTTTGTCGATTAGATTAACTGACAAGATAAGTAGATTAAAGAACTTAATCAAGAATGGAAAGAATTATGTTCCTGGTGAAGGTCAAGAGGATACATTTATTGATATAGCTAACTATGGCATAATTGGAATGTTGGTTGGTAGAAACCAGTGGAAATGAAAAATAAAGAGCTTCAGTTAATTAAAGAATTAAATCTTAAATACGATCGAGGTTTGAAACCTACTGAAAATCAATATGAAGCTTACGATGCCTACAACGACATCTCTATCATAGAAATTAAAGTTAGGGATGTTGTTTATGACACTCATTATATACAAGTAGATAAGTTCTATAATTTACTAATGATTGGAGAAGCTTTAGAAAAAAAACCTTTTTACTTAGTAAAAGACTCTTCTGGAATATATATGTATGATTTAAACGAATTAAAAGAAGAAATTATTACATCTGATATTGTTCCAAAGTTTGCTCCATACAGAACTGAGTTTAACAACAACAAAAAAATTACTAAATATTTTTATGAACTACATAAATATAATTCCGTAAATTTACTGAAATGAAAGACTGCTTGAAGTTATTAAAAGACTTTATTAAAAAGTATCCTAATGACTACGAATTAGGAAGTAGTTTGCGTAAATTATATTTTGAAAGAAAGTCAAATACAAAACAAGAAAATAAAACAACTTGAAGAAGAGGGTTATTTTGTTGTGAAACTAGTCTTAACTAATAAAATGGGAATACCTGACTTATTAGCTTTAAAAGATGGAAAGGCATTATTTTTGGAGGTTAAAAGACCAAACACTAAATTAACTAAACTACAAGAGTATAGAATACAAGAACTTAAAAAACAAGGATTTGACACAGAAGTCTACAAAGGGTAATTTATACGAAGTCCAGGATAATTTTATTATTAAGCTCCAGGATGAATTTCCTATGACAGAATCTTTGAAAATAGCTAAGTTAATTAATAAGAATCTAAAAACTTTAACTCCAAAACATAGTTGTACTTATGGTGGAGTTGTACATACTCCAGACCCTACATTTTTTTCTGTAGACTGCATAAAGCTATCTAATAAAGTGTACTCTTTTACAGATATTAGGGAAATAGATTGTGATGATTACTTAGATTTAATAAACGAAAAATTAATTTTAAATGAAATCTGATTATAAATTAAAATACCACACCTCAGAAGAAGATATTAAAAAGATAAGACATTCTTTAGTGAGAGGTGTAAGCTTAGAAAGAGTAGCAAATAGATATGGATTTACAGTTTCTTTTATCAAAAGAAATTTTTATATTTATGCTGTTAACAACGCTAGTTGTAGATGTTATTTAGGAAGCAAGAATGAACCTTATTACACAAACGAAATGGATTATGGTTTCACTCCTCAATACAAAGAAGAGGATTTAAATAAAGCAGAAATAGAAGCGTATAACACATATAAACTTAAATCAATTTTAAATGAGATATAAATTTGAAGATATAGAAAAGATATTAGAGTTCAAGACCTGGACTGACAAAGATAAAATAGATAAATTGTTAGAGATTGATTGTGGTTTGTATGCTCATTTAGGTATTGACTCTACAAAATTAGAAAAAGAAGAAGTTAAGAGAAGAAGTATTGAAATATACAGAACAATTAAAACAATAGATAAAAAACTTGGTGATGAGTTATTATACTCAGAAGATTTAAAACAATGAGACATCACCTCACATATGTCAACTTTATAACTAAAATGATTAATGACACTACTGATGACATATATGAAAATTTGATGGATCAAAACCAAGAAAACGTCAACAAATCTTGCAAAGACTTAATTAAAATACTAAATGAGCTGATTGATCAGGAGGAATAATGTTCTTCTACGTGACATCTTGAACAAAGAACTTTACATTTGTCTATTTCTTCTTGAAGTTTTTTAATAGCCATTCCTCTATGGACCCCATTACTTACTTCAAACTTTTTATTGTCTTCATAGTGGTGAAACTCAAGAGCTTGAGTGCAAAATCTAGGATGTGTTTCTTTAGAGTATCCACAGGACTCACAGGCCATTGTTTCTTTTAAATCCTTAAGCCATTGTTTATTGACATATCTACGATGTCTTTTCTTTTTACCGTAGCATTGAGTACATTGATGCCTTGAATATCTCTTACCGTTTTTTACTCCAGCAGTAGGAAAGTTTGATTCAGGATGTGCTTGATTGCAGACATTGCAAATCTTCATCCTTTAATTTAGTTATAATACTACTTTGTGATACCTATGACTAAGATTTGTTAAAAAAAGTTAAACAAACTAAAAAGCAGTAACTCTAGACTTTCTTTTTGTAGCTTTTTTATTTGGGTCTTTAAGTAAAGTAGGGAGATTTCCATAAACTATTTCTCTAATTTTAGTTTTACTAACTCCTCTGTTAGTCATTGTATTGACTAGCTTTTTAGGTTCTACCCCAAAAATATCTCTAGCAGATATATAGTCTAAATAAAACTCATTATATCTTTCATCATATTCTTTTTTATATTTTTCATATAGTTCGTTTAACTCTTCCTGTGATGCATTCTTTTCAATAGCTTTATTATATGCTTTTTTGTAAGCAGATTTAGTTTTAGAAGGTCCATCATATTTAAATGAAGAAGCTTTAAAACCAAACTGTTTATTAATGTCTAAGTTATATTTTTTTAAACCAAAAGCCATTTGACCTGCTGTGCTTAGTTTTTCGTCAGACTCTATAATTTTATTGTATTGCCTCCAAGCGCTAGGTGAAACTTGTTTCATTATGTATTCCACTTGTTTTTCATACTTTACATCATCTGGATCACCATTATCATATATTTGCCCTCCTTTACTTTTCTTATTGCTAAGAACTTCTGCTAGCAAAATAGCTGTCATTTCTCCACCTAAAAATGGTTTTATTGTCGATTCTGTAAATCCTATTATAGCCGCATCTCCAAGAGATTTAGCGTCTGTCATTCCATTAATAGTTTTGTTTATAGCTCCGTGTGGGTCTGATCCCGATATGTCAATAAAAGAAAATTTACCATCCTTTATGTCTAAAGGAAGTATATCAGATTCCTTTTGCCATTCAAATAAATACCTTTTCATTAATCTCTTTTTATCTTTTTCATCATCTTCAGCCTTTAAAGAACCTACTATTCCAGCTATACCTATTCCTGCAGCTTTGCCAAAATAACCTAATAGTGCGTTTCTAGCTGCAACATATGTTATTGAGCCCCCAACTCTTTTTGCTCCAGCTGATCTTAGTTTTGGATCCTTCAATTCAGACATACCTAATTTTATAGTATTTAATGCTGTTCTATAAGATTCGTATTGAAAAGAAACGAATGAACCAACTATAGGAATACTTCTTAATTTTTTTATACCAACTGGTATTTGATCATAAGAGGGTAAAACTTTTTTAACATTTTCTGCTGCTATTTTTTCTACCTCAGAAAGTTCTGATTCAGTTAACTCACTTGGTTTTTTATTATAGAGAGAATTAGAATATCTTATTTTTTCATTTTCAAAAGCATATATTTTCCAAAAATCATCTTCAGCTTGATAAGGATTTTCAGCAAATTTTTTAAATCCTTTTTTAAGGTTTGAAGTTATTTTACTTAATACATTATTTCCTTTTTTATCTATATTTCTAAGAACTGCACTTTCAAAAGTTTCATCACTAAATAACTCTCTAGCTTCAGAAAGACCTACACTTTTATCTATTAAACCAAGTCTAATGTATTTATTATATAATTCTTTATTAAATTTTTTACCTCTTGTTAAGTTTCTAAAAGCTTCATATGCTTTTGAAAGCTCTTGCACATTTCCATAACCGTTAACAAACGCAAATCCTACGTTACTAAAAAAGTTTACAGCGTGTGTTTGGGGAGATAATATTGTTTTTCCGTATTTATTAAGTGACACAATCTTGTACCAAAGAGCAAGTCCTGTAGGAACAGGTTTTTGCTCAGTCATTTCATTAAATTGATCAGCTATTTCTTTAGTGGTATAAAGACCTGCTATTTCTTCAAAAGCTTTACTTCCGTCTCCTTTTATTTGATAGTTAAATTCAGGTGTTCTTTGGTCTTTTGTTTTTAATATTCCAGTCTGTAAACCAACCGCAGTTAAATCTCTTAACATTTGACTTGTGTTTGTTAAGGAAGATAAATTAATAATTGTTTTTGCAAAAGTTTGAGCTACGTCAGTATACTCACCCATCAACATTCTTATTTGAAGAGGAATTTGTTTTTTTTGAGTTAATATTTTAAGATTTTTTCCTTGAACTTCAGTTCCAAACAACCATTTAGAACCTTCTTTTCCTCTTAATATCTCTTGTACTGCTAGCTCTACATCGTTTTCTACTTGAGCTTCTGAATATCCAGGGTTTTCTCTTTTTATTTGACCTCTTAAATAATCTTTAGCAGAATTTAGTATGTCATTCTGAAGACCCATTTGTACTTGTGCTCTCCAGTTATTATTATCGTATATCTTATAAGCTCTAGTAAGATAAGTTCCTAAATTAGATTTTATAATTTCTTTATTTTCTTCACTTATTGTTGGGTCGTTTAATAGTTTTCTTGAAAAAGAATCTATCATTTCTCTCATTTGATTTATAATATCTCTAACTTCTTCATTTATTTCTACTTCTTCTCCAACTAATAATTTTTGTGCAGCTTCTTCAGTAGCTTGTCTTTCGTTTTTATCTTTTATTTTATTAATAGCTTTATTGTAATCCCTATTTAAGTTAGAAAATTCATCAACATCTCCTTGAACTTGAGCTGTTTTATTTTGAATGATGTCATACCAAGCCTTAGGTAAAAACCTACGAGCTGTTAAATAAGTTTTTTTAAACCTTGTAATAGCATCTTTAAATTTATTTCCCGTTGGAAGAACTATGTCTGCTTCTACAGGTTTAGTCTCCCCTTTTGCCTTATCATCTACTACCTCTTCAACTACTTCTTCTTCAACCACTTCAGCAGTAGGAGTTTCTTCAATAGTAGTTTCACTCTCTAATTGTTCTGCTAACTTTTTAAAAGTTTCACTTCCATACTTGTTAAACTTAGGATTGTTTACCTCACTTAGTGGTCCAGTTGGTATAAATGTTTTTCCTGTTTCAGGATTGAATGCGCCTTTAATAAAATACCCGTCTTTAGCAAAACCTGGAAGTGGAACCCATTTACCTTTAGAAGCCGCACCTGTTCCAGTTCCTTTAGATTTATACATTAAAAACTTTTCTCCATTACTTGCTGTAATTTCTAGTATTTGTCTTCCATCAACAATACCCAAGTCTCTAGTAACTTCAACAGTAGCTCCTTGTTCGTCTAATCTTTGACCTAAATCAATAATATTTTGAACCTCTATTGGTATGTTAGCTAAGTCTTTTCCAGACTCTACATTTTTAGTAAACTCTCCAAATACTTCTAAGTTATCATTTATATTATCATAAACCTTAACCTCTTCATCTATACCTAGTTCTTGTTTTTGTTTGGTAGTTAATTTCTCCTTCATTTTAGGATTCATAACCTTTTCCATTGATAACACTTCTACCTCTCCAACTATAGGACCAAAGGAACCTTCTACATATTCATTATTATTTAAAGTATTAGCTGCGGGTATATTATCAGATGAAGCCACATCACCATCTACTTTTTGCACAACACTTCTGCTTCCATCTTTATTTATAGTTATTTCTACGGTTCTAACCCCTTCCCCTTCTTCTGTTTCAATAGTATATATCTCTTTACTTGTTGGAATTTGAGAGTCTTTTATTACTGCTTCTTCTTCCGTTTTGATAGAAGGCTCCCGTACTTCTTCTTCCACTTCTTGTACACTTTCGGCTGGTTCAGCATCAAGTATTTCTCCTGTTTCTTGCTCTTGAATGCCATCTTGTTGTAAGTTTTTAATTTGGTTATCTATTTCTATTACTCTATTCTTTGCAGATTGAGTTGTTTTATTCTCTAAACTTTTTCTTTCTTTTTCTAACTCAACTAATTTTGTCCTTGTTTCAGGATTAGAAATATTATCAGGTATTTGAGTTTCTAAAGAAATGTCATCTAATTTATCTTGTAGCAGTGTAGATGTTTCTGGGTCGTTTTTAATATTTATTTTTGCTACCGTTTCTTTAATATTTTCTTTATTTAAAGAATTAATTAAATCTATAACATTTTGTTTTGAAGCTCTTCCTCCATTTATTGTATATGTAGGTTGTTGTTTTTGAGCTTTAGACAATACATCTGAAACATTTATCAAACCTTTAGACTCAGCAATAGTTTCAAGACCTATCTCTGTAGCACTTAATTCTTGACCAGCAGCTAATCTACCTCCTGTTTCTCCAAGACCCCCTCCTGCCATTTCAAGAGGAGTGATTCTAGCAGCTATTTTAGGAGCATCTAATCCTTTTTTAGCTAAATTAGTTGCTATACCTCTAGATAATCCTGCAGTAGCAGCTTCAACTGCTCCAATAGTAACACCTCTACGAACTGCATCTTGTTTCATTTTATTAAACAGTTCTTCATCTTCTAGTATGGCTCTAATGTTTTCTTCATTAAACTCTTTATCTCCTAGCTCTTCTTTTAAGAACTCTGTTAAAACCAGTCCAGTTTCCATTGTTCCTGTTAAACCACCAATAAAACCAGATATAGTGCCAGCAATTGCTCCACCTGCAGTTGTTAAAACACCTAAAGGGCCAAGGCTAAAACCAGTAGATCCAATAGCGCTTCCAGTTGCAGCTCCAGCACCAGCTGACAAAAGAGCTGTTCCAGCAACTTCTTCTGAATCAAAAAAAGACTTGCCCATTGTTATCATAGACTGAGCAATGACTTGAGGGATAACAGCACTACCAGTTTGAGATATTCCCTTTACAAAACCCCAAACACCTCCTCCTGCTTCATCACTTATCTTTGTAAATTCTTGCATATCTCTACTTGGAGGAATACTTGATATTTTATCAGCAGCTTTAATATACTCTTGTAAATCTTCACTAGATATATCCTTACCTTCTTTGTAAACGTCAAAGGCTTCATCAACACTACTTCCTGCATACCAACCACCAACAGCTGAATTTTTTATTTCTTCTAAATAATTGTAATCATCAGTTCCAGTGGATATTTTTTCTTCTGGAGTCATCTCTCTAAAGACTTCAGAATCAAATGATTTTTTGGGGTCTTCTAATTCTACTTCAATAACTCTTTCTGAGGATTCCGAAGAAGTAGGTGTTGTTTGAGTTTCTGTAATAGACTCCGTAACTTCCTCCTGAACAGGAAAATCTAAATCTTTTTTTTTTACAACTTCTTCTTCCTCTAAAGTAAAAGTACCATTACTTACTAGTTCATCAAATCGAGAACCATACTTTTTTCTAAGAATAGATTCTTCTACAATTGTGCCATTTGGTGTTTTATAATTTGCCATATTTTATTGTATTGGAACTCCAAATTCATCAAATTGTTTTGAATATCGAGACTCAAAAGAAGATAGTTTTTCATTGCTAATTCCTGCTTCTTTATTCATATAATTTACTAATTTATTATATGAATCAATTTGAACAGGAACAAATCTTCCTTGTTTATCTCTTTCAAAAAACATTGCTTCAGGTCTATCTTTAATATAATCAGCAAAAGATATTTTTTCTTCAACAATAACTCCAGTTGTAGGGTCAGGTTTTTCTACTGTTACCTGGAGGTTGTCTCTTATACCCTGAGACTTACTAACATATTTTGTAGGATTAAATTTAGATAAATAATCTAAAAGTCCCCTTAAATTTTCTTCAGTTGGTTTATCTTGATATTCTTTTAATTGTTTCTTATTTTCTAAGAAAACATCATATTGTTTACTACCTTCTTTTTGTTTATAGGTATTATCTAAAGAAACTAAAATACTTTCTTTAAACCCATCAACAGCTAATTTTTGATATTTCTCAATATCTACCACTTCTGGTATGCCATTTTTGTTGTTTATTACCTGTATTTCGTTTTCGTTTTGAGGAACTCCTGAAACTAATTTATATCCTTTTTCAGCAGCTAAATATTCAGCAGCATCTATTCCTGTTTTATCAGCAGCAACACTTGCTCTAGCATAATCTGTTAAAGAGTTTTGAAAAGCTTTGTTCTTTCTATAACCCTTACTATACGTTAAGTCACCTTCAATACCTTCGGTAGAAGAAACCATTTGACCAAACCTTTGTTTTCCTTTTACAATCAAGTCATTGTCAAAAGCAGTATTGTAATAGTTCATTAAACTCAAATCGTTTGAAACAGGACTAACTGCTTCATTTCCGTTTCCTATATAAACAGACTCTAATATTTGTGTTTCTGGGTTCCACCTAACTGATTTATTCATACCAGCCATTTGATCAACCCAGGTAGCTACCAATTGTGTAGTAGCTCCACTTTTCCCATCAGTTACTTTTTTGATAAAATCTTCATATGATTTTTGATAAGTAGTAGCGTTGTTTTTAAATATTTGGTATTGAGTATTTAAAGAGTTTACTGCAATTTTATATTGAGTAGCACTTATCTCACCATTGTCATACTGCTCTTTTATTTTTTGATTGGCGTCACCAATGTTTTGGATGGCGGATGAAAAATATTTACTTTGGTCTGGGGTAACCCCTTTTGGAAGTTTTTGAATTTCCCCTGCCATAGTTTGGTCAGTTAAAGCTGTCTCTGCTTTTTGTTTTTCACCTGCCGCAAATGCTCCACCTAATGCTGTGGTCAAGCCACCACTAATTGCTCCCCAATCAACGGTAGTCTTTTCAACATCTCTCTTTACATAACCTAATCCTGGTGCTGCCATCCTTATAATTTTAGTCCTGCTAATATTGGATTTACCTGCTGACCCGTTAAAGAAAGTCCAAATGTATTTAATGGTTGTTGATAGTTAGGGTTTAATAATTGACTTTGCGCTCCTAACTGAGAAGTAATCGGTGATACTCCAGCTTGCTGACTTCCAGCAAACATTCCTTCAAAACCTTTTTGAATCTGCATTGGAGAAACACCTGCTGTAACCATTGCTGTGTAATCCCCTACTAAAGATGCTGGAGCTTGTAAAGCTTGTTGCCTTCCTTGAGTCATTCTTTGTTGTGCTTCGGCAGCTTGTTGCTGAAACCCTTGTGCTTGAGCCACATCTAAAGCTTGTATCCTAGCTAACCTAGCTTGTTCACCTTCTGCAATATCTTTTTCTAATTCTTGAATATCTTTTCTTTTCTGCATCTCCAAAGCTTGTCTTTGTTTTGCAGATTGTTGTGATAGTATACTTCCTTGAGCTGCAGACAATCTTGGGTCTTCACCTGCAGTGACATCTAATACAGTAGATAAGTCTTGACTTATTTGTTCACTAGCAGTATCATACAAACTAGTATCAATAGCTCTCATTGTTTGAGTGTTTACATCAGCACTTTGATATGCTTTGTCTATATATTTTTGAGCTTGATCTGTAGCGGTTTTTAAATCACTTTTAGCTTTAGCGGCTTGGTCTAGGCTAAAAAGAGCGCTTGCTCCTTTAGTGATTCCGCTTATAATTAACATTGTAGCTGGATCCATATGCAAATATACTAATTTAAGGGAAACTTTTCATTGTTTCAGAACTTACTGAAAATAATTCTACTTTTGATGTAGAGGTGTTAGTGAGCTCATACTCACAATAATGACCTAATACACCGTGTGACTCTGCTACTGTGTTTTTGACATATAATATAAAGTCACCATTACTAGGGGCACTGCCTCCACTTATAGTGGTGTCAATAGTTATAACTTGACCAGAGATTGCTGTTACTTGTCCACCTAAACTAGGAGTAGACCCATAATAAACCATATCTCCTATACTAATAATACTACCTATATCTACAGAAGAACCAAAAGTAAGAGTAGTAGCAGATGGAGTAGTGGCATCAACTGTGCCTACGTTAGCTATACCATTGGCATACCTCATCAACAAATTAATATCTGTTTCTAAAAATCTAATGAAAGCAAAATAATTACCTTCTTTCTTTTCAAAAAAGGTAGAGCTAATACTTCCTGTTTGAGGTAAGTCAGTAGCTAAAGTAGCAGACCAAGGTGAATCTGACTCTAAGCTTATTGTTTTAAATAGCTTGGTATCTAATGGCGCTTTATTAAATACACTTTTAATGGTAGTATTATATTGAACACCATAAAAATTATTTCTCAAAGTATTAGTATTATGCCTATATAATTGACCGTTTTTAAAAGTATATAAATAGTTATTCATACCTTGAGTACACTCTGGTATAAATGAATAAAAGGAAGGCCATCCTTTTACTCCTGGGCTATATGATAAGGTTACTTCTGCCATAATTTAACTTGAACATTCACTTACTTGACCAATAACTCCACCTGCTGTTTGTCTTAACCAATAAGTATCAACTACTGTTGGGTTTGGATTAACATATAAATAATAACCAGCCGCTGCAGGTACTGTCATAGCAGCGTCATTATAAATAGCGGTTGCTTCAGATGGTACAGCAGCATCTATATAATAAGTTTGTAATACACCACTTCCACCACAAACTATACTTTCTGTAGCACCAAACTCTAAGTTAACTGCAGTTGAAGTTCTGTAATCATATATTAAATATAGATTAGATACTGGAGTAGTACCAGTATTAGTATAAGTAAAAGAACCTTCAAAAACTCCTGTAGATGTGTTAGATATAGTTAAATTATTACTTGCAGCTGCAGTTAATAAATTATTGATACCTGTTTGTGTGTTATCATAAACAGTGTTACTTAATAAGTGCAATAATCTATTTCCATTATTAGTATTAAAATCAAATGAATCAGAGCCTATTTTAGCTGATTTAACTGTAACAACCGCCTCAGGTGTTGGTGTTGTTCCAATAGCTACTTGAGAAGAATACACTTGATACTGAGCCACTCTTTGTGTTCCACTACCAGTACCTGTAGGAATGTTAGTAAAAGTTACAGGCTGGTTAATTAAAGGGCTAGACACAGAAGGTGTTAAATTACTAGAAACCCATTCATATTGATTGTGTATAGTTGGAGCCAATCCTGTAAACTCGCTATTGATACATATTTGATATACATTAATTACATTAGCATCTGGGCACTGAGTGGTGATTGAATAATTTGCAGATACTCCCACTACAGACACTGTAACAACAGCAGTTTCAACAGAAGGAATGTTTTTGTTAAACTGAAAAGTTCCACTTCCTGTAACACTTCCTGAACTAGTAGTGGCTCCATTGTAAGTAACTGATATGTTTATATTTCCACTGGTGACATTGTAATCAATATCGGTAGTTCCTATAGAAGCACCTAGCTTAACAGTATAAGTAAAGCTTTCAGTTTGGTTGTTAAACTCTAACTCTGACCCACAGTTTACAGTTTGAGGATCTACTGGTAATGTTCTATTATTACTACTTAAAACATACTCATTCATATATGGGTCATAACCTCCTATTTTTTGAGTATTAAAATCATCTATAAATAAATCTCTAAAATATGACCTCATCCCTGCCTGAGATATGACTTCTAATGATTCATTAGAGTAAGAACTACCGCTTAACTTAATTACTGCACCACGCTTTGCATCCGTAAAATATTTATCATAACCAAACTCAGCATAACTTTCTGGATTGTGACTAATGCCATATTCTTCTAGTCGAGTGATTTGCTTACCTAATATTGTTGGTGTAGAGGTGACATCAGATTGACCAGCAGCAGTAGTAAGTAGGTTTTTGTTTACCAAAACATAAGATACTTTATCTTCTTGCAGTACTAGTAAATCATTTTGTCTTGCTTTAAGCAACTCAATATTTCCAAAGTCTTCATTTAAATCTTTGAAGTTAAGTATGCCTAAATTAAATTCGTTAGTTCTATTTAGTTTAGTCTCATCATTATATATGCCACTATAAGTGATAGAAGCATTTCTTCGCTTTTGCCTAAACTCACCTTCAGATAAAGTAAACACTCTTTCGCCAATATTAAGAGCATCTTCTTTAAATGAGTCTTGTATTTTACAACTTTCCATACCATTACCCCAAGAGTAACAGTTAAAAAAGTTAGTAAGCACAATAGCATCTGCATTAACTGACCCTCCTTCAACAGGAGTTGCAGTTCCAAAAGCAACGTCTAACACTATCGTATTAGCATCTGGTTTTTCTAATACAGTATGTTGACCATTGTATTGTGGATTGGTTGGAGATAAGTTAGTTTGTTGCACATTAACAATATCACCAACAGAAAATGGTGCGTCATCACCTGTTCCTCCTGTGCTTGTAAGTGCTAAGTTTACACCATAAAATTGTGAAGCAGGCAACCCTTGAGAACTTCTATAAGCATTGTTTTGAGCATTGTCATAAAAAGACCAAGTGTTTTGGTTTTGTAGGTTACCATCGTGTAAGTCACCATTAATGTTAAATACTTCATTTCCTTCATAGTAAAAATCATCTGGAGCATCTTCGCCATCTGTTTCTAAAACAAACAAACCGTCTGGAATATTACTTAATTTAACCTTTATAGAGACTTTAGATTTCCCTTGAGTAGTAGTTCCAATTCTCATTCTAAAATTAGACTTAATTCCTAGAGCTTGTTGAGTATTTCCGTTTTCGTCTTGAGTATTAAAACTTACTTGGTGAATTCCGTAATTTTGAGAATCTATATCAGGAACTTGTGGTGTGTCATTATTTTTAATAAGGTCATTTGTTAACCTAAATCTAAATTTTTCTCCTTGATTACCAGCATAATCAATACTATTAGAAGGAAAGAAGTTTTGACTATTTACAAATTGATCATTAACCATTAACTGCAAATTTGCTTGAAGGTTAGCCCCAGTGTTATAAGTTTTATTGGCTGTTCTAGTTATATTTAACTCACTAAATTTATTTTTATTCTCTGGATTCGTAGTATATGTTATTTGAGCTTCTGGTCTTTCACAAGTTATTTTAATTGTTACATTAGTGCCTTCTTCAATTGTGGTTTCTGTAAAACTATCAATTAATGAAACTGTAGCGTCAATACCTCTGCTAGCAACTATTGAGTTTTTTTCTTTATTAATTCCTTTTTCATTTATTTTACCAGGTTGATCTATTCTGTATTCGTTTCCAGGAGAAAACTTAGCATATACCCCAGGCCCCGGATAAGTAGTAGATTGGTCATCTATATTTGGAGATGTACTTTTAGCTAAACAAGTAGCTTCAACATAAGATGTTTTTGCACCATCAATATCTCTTTTTACAGTGTATGTTTCTCCTTCAACAATTTTTTGTGCGGTTTCTCCTTCTAGTTGACACCAAAACTGAGTAGTGTCATCCAAGTCTGGTTCGGCTCTAATAATAAATATAGTATCGTAATTTAATTTAGATGGTTTGATTGCAAATTTGTAATACTTAGCCCAAGATGGAGCTTTTTGACTAACTGGTATATTTACTTGTGCTTTGTTTATTAATATAGAATTAGAAGCAGGAACATTAATACTACTATCTAAACTAACTAAAGCTGTACTTGATCTAGCGTAGTCATCCATATAAACCATAGCTAAGTCATAGTCCCTATTACTATGTAAACTCTCTTTGTTTCTTTTTGAGTCAAACGAAAAATTAGCATTTAAAAATTCAAACCCCTCAAATGATTTTGTGGACCCAGTTTGGTAAACCATCATTAAAGATTGTAAAGTAACTTGAGTTGGTGTAGCAATATCAAAAGATTCTAATAAACCTGTTTGACCAGTTGGATAAGCAGGAGACACTGGAGTTGAACCTGCCGCTGCTGCATTTGGAACAGCTGAATTTACAGGAGTTGCTGCACTACTAGTTACGCTATTAGTAGCAGGACTATTTATTACACTGTTATTAATAAAATCTGTTGCAGTTGACCCTGTAGATGCATCACTAAATGGCTTGTAAACGGGTGTTGCTGTAGCTAATCCCGTTCCAATTAAGTTTTCAAAATCATTACTTCCCACAAAAGATGCTAAATCTCCATAAGTATTGGTTAGTTGAACAGTAGAGGTTATACTTAATGTAAAGCCACCTGTTGGTCTGGTTAAATTTAAAACAGCAGGGTTTTGGTTATATATATTTCCACCAGTTGCGTAACTCTTAAGTTCACAATTAAAAGTTATAAAATCTCCCTGTAAAAAATTAACAGGATTACCCAACCTGTCTTCAAAAGTAAAAACAGCTTTTGAATTATCTACACTTACTGTACTTGGCGTAGCACTACCATTTAAAACTTGATAATCTGAAGAAACAAACTCACCATCTACACTTAAAATAATTTCATTTTCATTGTCGTCTAATTTTACTGCAGGATTAGCAACTAAACTTGTAACATAATCTAGTTTAACGTCATTTCCGTCAGCAGACTTCATATCGTATCCGTCTACATAATTACCTAACATTAATCTATTTCCAGAACTAGTTAAAGCTTTCGCTTTTAAAGGAACATTATCATACAGTCTTAAACTTTCATTAGCAGATAATACCCTAAATACTTCTTTGTTTCTAAAAAATATAGACTGTGTTGAATTATCAGCCCAACCTAAGTCAGACTTACTGTACTTATCAATTACTTTAATAACAGTGCTTGAACTCTCTTTGTAACAAACTTCTATTTCTTTCACTAAAGAAGAGCCTGTATTAAAAAACACAGTTGCTGCATTATATGCATTAACCATTGATTCATTCTTGATGGTATTAAAATCAACTTCAACTAAATCAGGATTTTCAGGTTCAAAAGCAGGAAGGCTAAATGGGGATAACGCAGAGTACTCTCCATCTTCATACTTGAACCTATAAGCAAAAGAAATAAACTTATCTGTAAAAAAACTTTGATCGTCATTATCAGCACTAGATAAAGTAAAAGTAGGAGGATTAATAGGTGGCTTAACTATAAGATTAATTTCTTCTTCTGTTATTTGGTCTACTCCACCAACAGGAAAAGCATAAGACCTATCTACATTTATTTTTCTAGGTGGATTTAAATTATCAGTAAATATTAAAAACCTATCTATTAACTCAACTCCTGTTATTAAATTACTTGGGTTAAAGTTTAATACAGTAGTAGATATAACGTGGTATATTGTAGCAGAAGTTTTGACATTGAATGAAACAATTAAGTCAACTACTCCAGGATCAGTAATAAACCAATAAATAGTTTCATCAGAGTCATCTGCATAAGAACCAATACAAACAGCGTTTGCACTTAATGCCACCCCTTGATTGGTGATGTTGGTTAATAAAGTATTTCCTTTGGTATTCTCTAAAGTTCCAATCTCAGAATCTTCTGTGGAACCTAATCTAGCATTTAATGCATCTACATATTCTCCAGGAGGTAGTATCCTTTCGTCAGTAGACTTATTCATTACGCCTTTAAAGAATAAACTATTTAATTGCATATTACTTTATAATCTTATCCTGGCCTCTTAAATTCATAAGTAGTCTTCCAGGGTGAATGTTACTCATTCTTATTTTGGCATTTCTTAATAGTGCTGACTTACTTTTTCTGTATCTGTTTATAACGTATTCTGGTTCGTTTAGTTTAGTATTTAATATAGAATAACTTATATAAGAGTATAAAAACTCTTCAAACATTTTATTTACAGTAACTAAAGAGTCATTACCATTTTCCATCCCGTCTGAAACATATTCTAGTATAACAGACCTATTGGCCGCTCCTGAACTAAAATTAATAACGCCACCCTTACTATCTATTTTAAATGTAGGTAGTGCGTTAGCAGTCTCAGTATTTAAACCAAACCTTTTTCCTACAGCATAATCAAAGTACCAGCATCCATCTATGCACCACCCTTCCATATTGTCGTAAGGGCTATTTTTATTTAAATAAATACTTTTTTTAGTATTATTAATTCTTTCTAAATCAATAGTAGAGTTTTCTGGTTTTAATACATTACCGTCTTGATCAAATAAAATATTATTATTATTATCTTGAAGATAAGCCTCTGCGTAATTAGTTTGAATATTTTCTGTTAAAGGAAATAAATAACCATTGTGGTATATAGATACTCTCACCCAGTTTATGTAATCTGATGGTAATATATATCTTAGATTATCCCCTACGTTTAACTGTAATATTTTTATTTCCTTGAATGCATCGTAGTTTAGTTCTTGTATCGCTCTTTTAGCGTGAAATAAAATTTGATATCTATCTACATTGTTAATTAATTTGTTGTTGCCAACGTACATTAACATATAGTTATTTACGATATCCTGTAAAGAAACATATTGGTAAGAACCCCAGTTAGCATTCTCAGGAACATTACCATTGTTTTCATAATATTGATATTGTGATATATAAGCCATTAACTATTTTCTTGTACCATTTCCATTTTTTGCTGTGCATCAGCTACTTGAACTACTTCAGATTCTCTAATAGATAAACCAGCATATTTTAAAATACTTATTACCAAATCCGTTTCATCTGACAGTGGTAACTCAAAGTCTTGATAATCTGCTTGAGATTGGTCAAAAAGAGGTTGACCACCGCTAAGAGAAGTAAAAGTCCATTTAGGGTCTTTTGGATATCTAACATATTGAGTTTGTAAATCAGACACTCCAGATATAGTAGTTGGGTAAGCAGTAACATTATTCCCTTCTAACACATAAGCTGGATATTGTGTAGTAGGAGCTGTTAAGTTAGAATTAGTTAAATAAAATATTTTATCTTGACTAACTCTTTCCACTTCTGCAATATTATTGTTATTGTAAATTGCATAATTTTCTCCGCTTACTATTATGTCACTGCTTAAGGTAAGTGAAGTATTAGCAACTGCTGTTACAAAAGCAGATATTGAGTCAGTGGTATTAATTACTATGTCACCTACACTTACAACACCTAAAAAGTTAGCATCAACATCATCTAGTTTTCCTGCAGTAGTTCCTGTAGTAGTTCCTGAAGTTAATTGATTAGGATAATAGAATATTTTATTAATTAAATAATAATCAGTAGGAAGCGAATAAATATTGGCATTAACTCTAGTTAAGAATGACGTAACTGAAAAACTATCTATTACTTCTTCTATTCCTTTAGTAATGTCGGCATACCCTGTTCCAGATAGTCTAGTAAGTCTGTTGTTCTCTTTATTTATTTGATTATTATACTGGTAAAAATAATCTTCAAATATATCTAATTGTGCTTGTTTTGCAAAAAGGTTAAAGTCACTGGGAGATATGTATCCGTAATTATTTTTATTCAGTATAGAAAGAACAGTATTTCTAACAGAATTTATCATCTAAAATCTTTTGATACAAAGATAAGCAAAAAAAAAGAGCCTCTAGTAATAGAAGCTCTTGTTAAATTGATTAATAAAATATATTAAGCTATAGAGATACTTGTTATAGATGTTACTCCAGTCAAAGGAACCTCAACAACAGCTTTAGTCCACATTGTTTCAGCGGCTGTTTTCAAAGCTTCGTTAATAGCATCAACAAAAGCCTGTGTTGCGCCAACACAAGTTAATCTTACTTTTTTTGCTCCTGTTAACTCGTGTAAATCTACTTGTGTAGCGCTAGCAAGTTCTACATATAAAATAGCGGAGACTTTAACTAACTCTACACCATCTCCTGTGGTAAATGATAAATACTTGTTCATAATAAAAAAATTTATGTGTTAATAAAAAGCAAAGATAGCCTATTTTTTTTACTGTGTTAGTGTGTTAACATACGTTACTAACTCTTTAACATATCTTGAAATGCTTTGTATATCTCAACACCTTCATCTCTTTGAAAAAACCCAGCTACTGTTTGTATGTGGTCTTCACCAAAAGGAATCATCAATAATTTAGTCTTTTTAGTTTTAAGATTATAGTAAACATCTTTACCATTGTTTCTCAAACTTAATAATCCTTTTTCAAATATTTTAACTACAGTATCTTGTAATTCCAACATTGGATCATTAATGGCATCTAAAAAGTCAACAGGATTATTTTTAGCAAATAATATGACATCTCTTTTTAACTCAGATGTAGTAAGTATTCTAGTGTCTAAATCTAAATATACTCTAGCTAATGTTTCCATTTGATCTATAGTTAATTCAGACGCTTGTTTGAATGCTTTAGATTCTATTTCTAAATATTCTACTTCTTTTTGAGCATCTGCTTCTTTATCTATTTCTTCAAACATTACACCATTGTCTGGATGGTAATGTAAAAATTCCTGTAACACAGGGTTGTTTTTAGCAACAAACAACATTCCGTCTTCAAATATAACAGGTTCTAAAACAGCGTTGCTGTCCTGCTCATCCTCAAAAGGACTTTTTTGATTAGAAGCGTAACGTAAAGGTCTATTGTGAGTGCCATCAAAATGTAATAATGGCTTTCTTCTTGTGTTTCTAGAATTAAGTGTGAAACTTAATGGTTGTTTATCATTTTTTAATTTATAAACACGGTCTTTTAATTCTTTCTTTTTTTTCATTTGATTTAATTTAAAGTTTAAAAAATAGGAGGGGATTGCTCCCCTCCATAAATTATGTTATTATTTAAACAATACGAAATTGTTTGCACCCATAACACATAGTGCTCTTTCTGATAAGAAATGAACTTCCATCACGTCTTTTCCAGTCGTTCTTGCACCACCAGCAGAACCAGTAACCCAAGTTTTATAACGTCTGTCTTCCATTTCTGAAGCTCTATATCTTACGTGTAAGAATGGTCTCTTAGCGTTTCTTCCTAATACTTGGTCGTAAACGTTAGTTGAACCAGCTGGTACTAATACACCATCAATAGCTCCACCAACTAAACCACCTCTCATAGTAGGATCGTTAAGATATTTCCAATCTGACTTATAGAAATCATATGCTCTTCTGAATCCAGTAAATCCTAGGTTTAGAGCCATCTCTTCGTCATTATCAAATAATCCGTAAGATGAACCACCATTACCATAAGAATTCTGAGCAGCTAACATATCATCAATCTCAAAAGATGTTTGTCTGTTTAAGAAAAGAACATTTTCTTCAATAGCTCCTTGCTTATCTAATCTTTCAATAATAGCATCAAAATCAGATAAAGCAGTAATAGCTCCTGTGAAAATATTACCTCTTGATTCAATAGCAGCAAATAACCCTTCAGATCCCTTGACATCAGCAATAGCTCCTGATCCAGCTTCAGCTTTAACAGCTTCTACCATTGCAGTTTCTAAATAGTCTTCAAACCTCATTCTTGTTTCGTGCTCTGCTTTTAAATACCATAGGTATCCATCAGCTCCATCTTCAGTAGATACTTCTACCCACCCGATTTGAGCCATATCAGAACCGTTAACAGCATATTTATCTTTTATGATAATAGGGCTGTTTTCTAAAATAGTGTCAAATGGCTCTAATGAACCTTCCATTGCGTCAGTTCCTTTGTTAAATTCAGAACCATAAATGAAAACACTTACTCTTTCAGTTGCAGTTACGCCAGTCCCAACACCAGTATATCCACCAGCTTCAAAAAGTTTTACTGTAAACTTGTTATTTGGTAAATCAAGACTTGTGACAATACCTTTATTAGAAATACTAGCAAAACCAGCGTTTCCAGATATCATAACTGTTTGTCCTACTCTAATAGCTATTTGAGATGCTGTAGCTGGAGCCATAACTTGATTAGCAGGGATTAACACATCATCTACTTCAAATTCAACAGTGTCAGCAGCAGCGGCAGCCGCAGTTTTTACGTCTGTATATTTAATGTGCAATCTACCTTGTTCTGCCCATTTAATAAGGTCAGAGTTAGAAGGCATCTCAGCACCCACCATTCTAAGGAATGAAGAAATAGTTCTATTACCATATCTTTCAAACTCCTTTTCATAGGTGTCTGGCAAGTATTGATTCAAAAAATCAAAACTTGTCATATAGTTTGTTGCGGTTGGCACTCTAGTAGCACTTGGCTGTAGAGCGAAACCTGGTATATTTAAACTCATTGTTTTTTATTTTTAATGTTTAACTTATTTATTTTTTGGTGACCTAATTGTCAATCCTCGCCTAGACGAGGGAGTCGTAGCTTTAACACTAAATCCTTGTTTTGATGTCACTTGCGGAGTTTGCCTCATATCTAAATTTATATTTTTAGATTTTTTAGCAGACTCATTAACCGCTGATGCCACCCCTTGCTCGTAAAAATACTTTGCGAACTTTTCAGGATTCATTGCCATTGACAACGACTTGTGATATCCAACTACATCCGATATCTCTCCTTGATCATTAGTAAACTTTGATATAAAGTTCATAATGTCAGATTGAGACTTCTTCAGTTCGTTGAAATCGCCAGGAGAATAAACATATTCTTTATCACTGATGTTAAACTTAAAACCTTTAAATTCTTCAGTAAACAATTTATTGGTGTTCTCCTGAAAGCTCTCTGCTCGCTTTTGGGCTAAGCTTTGAGCTTCCTTGGATTTCTCCATTTGTTCTTGATAGGCTTTTAACATTTGTTGGTCTTCATCAGAAACTTTAGTGCCCATTGACTCAATAGGAACTTTGTATTTTTCTTTTTGACCTTCAAAGTATTTCAAAGCCTTCGCAAGCTCTTTTTTCTTATCTATTTTTTTCTTTTTAATGTCATCTTCTGAATCCACTTCTGGATCAGTTCCAAACTTAGAGTTAAGTAGATAGTCTATTTCATCCCTATCTAAACCCTCTTCCATCTCTGCGTAATACATAGATAATACTTGGTCAGGACTTTCTTTACTATAATCTCTACTAATTTTAGCAAAATCTTCAAATCCTCGACCAGTGTCTTTTTTGTATTGTAAGTAAGTAGCTACATCTGATGGTAACTCTTCTTGCTCTCTTTTAGTAAATAAGTCATCAATAGACTCTACTTCCTTACTATACTTTTCCCTAATAAATGAAAGAACTTCTTGTTCCCCCATTTGTGGCTTTTCTTCCACAACGGGTTCTTCTTTTACGGTTTCTTCAGTTTTAGTAGGTTCTTCTGTTTGTCCAGTTGCTTCTACTTTAACTGATTCTACCTTAGTTTCTTCTGCAGTTTCACCGCTTACTTCGGCTTCGTGCTTTTGTAATAATTCTTCTTCTACTTGTGCCTTAGACTTTTGCGGTCCAGCATCGTACTCTTTTACTTTAATTTCCATTTGATTTGATTTTATTATGCAAAGTTACTAATTATTTTATTTATTTTATCTAGGTTCAAACTCTGCTAAATCGAACCCATCTAAACTATCTTCTTTGGACTCAAAATTAATTGGAGGTAAATCTTTTTTTCTCTGATTAATTAATTGAGACTGCTCCGTGTTTTGTTGGCTTATTCTATCAGACTTTGCTTTCTCTCTACTTTCTTCTCTTTTGTTTATCTGACTTTCTTCAACACCTTTTAATTGCATATTAAGTTGAAACTCATAACTCATTAGCTGTTGTTTAAGAGCTGCTTCGTTTTTCAACTTCTCTATCTCAAAGGCCACTTCTGCTTGTTTCTCTCTCATTTTCATCTCACCCTCTAACTGTATTTTTTGTTGTGCTGCTTGAGCAGATATTTGCTGAGACTGGAATTGTGTTTGTGCAGTCATCTGTTGTTGTAAAGCAGCAGCCTCTCTATCAGCATCTTGTTTTCTTTTTCTTTTCAGTTTCAATAACTGATTAGCCATCTTAAGATTTCTTACTTCTCTAATATCAATAGCGTCTTCTAAATTAATATCGTTTTTAGATAATGCCATTTGAATATTCTGCTCTAGCATTGCTTTTTCCTCCTCATCTGGAGCTACTTCAATAAATATTCCAAAGTCATATAAATACAAGTCTTTAATATCTTCTATTCTATCTACATTATACTTTCCTATTTGATTAGCGAACTCTTCTTTGAATGGAGCAAACTCTAGTAAATCAGCTATTCTTAGCGACAACCCTTCAGCAATGGTTCTGCTTATATATAAACTACCTTCTAGTATATGTCTAGTAGCTGTATTAGAGTTTAGTGCTGCTAATTTTTGAACACCTACCAATGCATTTGGATCTGGAGTAGAACCATCTCTAGCTTCATTTAGTCCAGTTACTGCTCTAATCATTCCTAGATAATGATTGTAGTTTCCAATAAGTGCAGCCATTTTAGACTGACCACTACTAGTATTAAGTTGCTGTATAGGAACTCTGGCATTGTTAAACTCACCATCTTGAGTATAACTTCTACCTACTACACTACCTGTTTGGAAATAAAGCCTTAGAGCGTCTTCAGGATTATAGGCTTGACCAGTACCTAAGTCTACTTCATTTAATCCATCAGCGTCTATAAATACACCGTCTGGAACCATTTTAGCTACTACCTGTTGTAGTTTTAAGTGTGTAATTTGTATTTGGTCTGCAAAAGGAATCATTCTTCTTACTAAAGATTCTATGTTTCCTTTGTACATTCTTGGAGCACAAGCCACATAATTAGGCATTGCGTGTTGAGATGCTGACTTAGGTCGAACCATATTCTTAGCCATCTCCCACTTTAACATAATGTTAGAGCCAGCTACCATAATACCTTCATACCAAACCTCAATAGTTTTTTCTACTCTCTCAAACTTACCCTCCTTCATCATTTCTTCTGGTGGATTGAAACTATCGTCTTTTTCAATCATTCTTTCTCCACCACCTTCTAACATCTTTTTCTTATATACAAACTTTTTAGTGGTTTTGTAATTAAAATATAATAGTGTAGCAGTGTCTTTATAAAACAAACTGTTTTCATAAAACCTATTGATATTGTAATAATCATACCAACCTTGACTATATTGAGATATCTTTTTTAAATCTTCGTTAGTTAAATCAGGGTTAATCTTAATAAGCTCTGCAATTGGCATTGTTTTAATCTCACCCCAATAAAAACAATCTTTAAAATGTGGATCCTCTGTATAACTATACACTACGTTGGCTGGGTCAACATAATCTACCTGAATACCACTGCCTGGTAAAAACTGGTGTTTAGCCATACCCACACCCAAAACAGTCATATCATAATCTACTCTTCTTTTTACATCTAAGTAGTGATTTTCATCTAGTATGGTATTAATAGCTTCTTCTTCAGCCACTTCAATAGATGGCTTATATTTTAGTTGCATATGCAATTGAAGTTCTTCATCATTTTCTGGAAGATCTTCTACATCTGTCATAAATGGGTTGATACCAAAAGACTCTTGGAAGTCACTAAAGATATCTTTATTAAGCATATCTCTTTCAACTAACTTCTGGTATTTGTTTCTGTGTTCGCTTGACAAAGCATCTTGAGCATATGCTTTTACGTGGAATAATCTATTAGACATTCCATTGACAACAATGTCTACAAACTTAGGAAGGATGGGAACTGGAGTCCAATCCAAATTTAAATAAGATAAGTCACCATCAATAGCTAATTCATTTTTGTATTTAGCTACTGATTGCTCACCTCTTGCATATCTTCTTAATTGATTAAAAGATTGGAGCTGACTATAGTATCTACAGCTACCTCCACCTTTTCTAAACCACTCATATTGAATGGCCTGACCTACCTGTAATCCATACTCCATTGTTGCTTTTTCAGCATCAGTGGCAAATTGATTTGGAAAACCTGCGGGGTTTAGTAATATCTCAACGTCTTTCATTTATTTTAGTAATTCGCTTAAATTCCCCTTATTAGCATATCTTGCAAAGTTAATGCTTATTTTTGACTCTTTTTTGACAGGAGTATATAAATGTTTTTGATTGGCCATAATAGCTAGTCCTGAGCTAATTGTAGCATCGAATTTAGTTCTTTTATTGATATCAAAACGAGCCCAATCTTCTAAGGTTCTTGTAAAGTACATTGAACCCATTTCATCCATTGGTCTAAACTGTTCTGATAAATCTAAACCAACATATTTTTCTATGTAAGATTCAATAGCTGAAGCGTGAGATTGTTTTACATCTTCTGAAGTGTTAGGTATGCCACCTAATTCTCTTTCTGTTTTAGATAGTTTATTAAATTGTTTATCAGGTCTGTTCATACAAAACCCTCTATAACCCCTGTTCTTAAAATGATACAATAATCTTGGTTTATTGTTTTCACAAAGTATTGGCATACCATAAAATACACAAGCCATCAATACTTCTTCAAAAAATATCTCTGCTGTTTGTGGCCTAGCTACATATTCTAGAAAAAACTCATTGGTTGGAGCATCATCCATATGGAACTTGGTCATTCCGTGTAAAGCTCCATTAGATCCTTTTCCTCCTACTGTTCCAGAGATGTCATAACTATCACAACCAAAAGAACCAAGGTGTTCATTACCAGGATAATACCTTCCGTTTCTTTGTTCTTTTCTGTTTTGTAATTGTTGTTTAGGAAGCCAACTAACTAAAAATCTTCCATTTTTATTTGGACTCCATATTACTCTAGAATCTTGGACACCATTCTCCCAAAAGAAACTACCTCTTGTTAAATACCTGGCTTTAACTAAACCATCATTATAATCTATTTGTTGGTATAATTTAGTTAAGTTAAATAACGATTGTTTACTTTCATCTCTAAATGCGTGAGACTCTGTTCTAGGAAACTGACGATAAAATTCATTAAGCGCATCTGCGTCATTTTTTAAAGACTCTACTTCATTTTCCCAATAATTAATAGCTCCAGTATTAATATACTCTCCATCGTTTCCTTCAATAGGTTTGTCTGGAGTATTCAAAACAGGCATACCATACTTATCTATATATCCTTCAAAATTCCATTCCATAGGAATAAATAAAGAATATAAACCAGATTTAGTTTGACCATTTGCATTTCTTGATTTAGTATCTGAATCGTAGTATAGCTTTTTAAAATTATTACCCCCTTTATCTAATGCATTTGACGTAGAACCCATCATACATTTACCAATAATTTTACTACCTAATCTCAAACAAGTTTTTGTTACACGCCAGTTATTAAGTATGTTCTCAGGCTTTTCCCACTTACCACTTTCATCGTGTATAAGTAGTTGTAGTTTCTCACCATCATAAGAGTTATCAGAAGTATTACGCCAATCTATAGTGGTATCTAATCCTTCAAGTTCTTGATTATCAGATAGATACATATTACGCTTAGTAATCTTACTAGCAGGAACACGATAGGATAATTCTGTCTTTGGTTTATCCATACCATCTTGAATAGGTTTAAAAAAGAACGGGTAGTTATTAGATATAGGAACTATTTTATCTGTAAACATTTTTTTGGCATCAGTACCCGTTTTAGATAGAACACCTATTCTTGCATCTTTAGATATAGTAGCTGTATTAACTGTTTCTGCTGAGCCCATAAATGAAAATCCAGAACGTCTTATTTTTAAATAACACATTCCAAAACTTCTTTTATCTGCTTTGCAAGCTTCCCAAAACAAAAAAAATATTCTATTAGCTTCTCTAAATTCAGGATGTCCTACATCAATTTTAGTCCATTGCAAATAGCAATAATGAGTACCTGTGATGTAAGTAGGTAGATTGTTATTGTTAAACCAAAAACCTTCTTCTCTTCTATCAAACTCTTGCTCTATATAATTTACCCAAGCATCTTTAAATGCAGACGGCATTTCATTCCATTGAAATATAGACTTTATTTTAGATAGTGCTTTAGGATACTCAAATGGTTGCCAACATTTTTCTTTATTAGAATAAAACTTAGATGGTGTTTTAGGTAGTCCTATTTTTAACCCTTGAACTTCATATATGTCACCTAGTGTTCCATCTTTAGAAATAACTACAATATCATACTTTTCATTGTAGCCATACTCCCAGTTTTTGGCTTTGTTTTTCTTAGCCATAGCTGTTTTTGGTACAATATCTTGTACAACTTTATATAAACTATTTCGATCTTCTTTCTGCAAACCCTTGGTTGGTACTAGTTTTATTAACACTGTTTAAAGCCTCTTCTTCTGCATCAATACGATTTAATATTTCAAACGCATCAAAGATGGCTAGTTTTTTTGTGGCTGCTGCATTTTTAAGTCTGTCTGCTGCTAGCTCATCATCTGGATCAGGTTTAATAATTTTTTCTTCAGCTACTTTAATTAGTTGGTCTACTGCTTTTCTACCTGCCTTTATTATTTTTAATTTAATTTCTTTACTCATAACGTCATTGTTATATTCTTAGATTTCATTCTGTATAGTGTTTGATCATCTATTTTAAACTCATACTCTGACTCTGGCTTAAAACAAACTTTATCTCCTTTTTTAACACCTAGTTCAGTAAGTACGTCATTGGTAACTTCAATGGTTCCTGTAAGTGGTTGATAAGTATCGTTATTAAATATAACAGACTTTTCTTTAGAAGATGGTTTTACAAAACAATAATCTAAATGTGACTTCCATTGACCATCTTGCTTATACATAAAAAACTGAGTAGGCTCTACTATAAATAGGTTGTCTTTTAAAAAACTTCTACCACTTCTTTCTCTGCCTTTCATATCATTATAATATTTAAAAACATTGTGGTGAACTACTAATATGTCACCTACTTTTATGTCACCATCATAGTTTATTGGAGTAGCTACTACATTAGCAAAACGATTAGAGACAGTATGGTCTTCCTTAGAAGAACTAGTAATAAAGTCTACATCTCCTATTTTTTTTACATTATCGTACCTAGTATTTTTCACTGGTGTCACGATAAAACCAAAAGGTGACTTCATACTAAAAGTTAATATTATATTCTACAGATACGGGAATAGTTGCATTAAAACTTTTCCAAAGAACAATCTCATTGTCTCTAATAATCCAAATTTTAAAACAATCTTTTTCTTGTCTTATATGATGTATGGTATAATTACCTCCTAGAACATCTTGTCCGATAAGGTAGTGCATTGCCCCAGACTTATAGTCAGGACCAATTGATATTTTCCTAATTTCCATTTCATTTGATTTAATAAATATGTGTACATACACCTGTAGCTACTGGATCTGTAATACCATCAAGTAATATTTCTAAAGTAGAGGGAAAACTACTAGTATACACTGCAGCGCCTCTGCATATATCTGCGTGACTCAATAATGTAGCGCTTCCTGCTAAATTAAGAGTATCGTTTGCTGAAACCACTATCACTATATCTTGACCAGCTGTAAAATTGTAAGAACTACTAAAGTTAATTACATTAATACCTGCAGATGATGTTGAGTTGAAGCCTTCAAGTCTTTTTGTAGCTGAACCAGCGGCAGTGATAGCTCCTGTATAAATAGCAAAATAAACAGGATTTGAAGAAGCTCCAACTGAAAAGTATTCTAATCTAGAGTATGTTCCTGCTGTTTCACAAACACTTTGTCTTATTATAGTTTGACCACCTACAGCAACAGAATCTTTAGCTTGATAAATAGGAAAAGGAGAAATACCATTCGCAATACTCGGTCCGTTTATTGTTGCTGTAGTAGATCCTGAAGCGTGTACTACCGACAAGTTAGTATTAAAATTTAAAGTATTAATACCACTTATTGCTGCGCCACCACTATCTTGAACAGAAATTGTCCCACTTGAGCCAGGTGTTGTTATCCAAGATAAATTACCACTAGAATCTGACTCTAATATTTTATTATTTCCACCTGGCGCTGCACCTGGTAATACGATGTTATAAGCACCTGTAACATCTGCTGCAGCTTTTAATGTAATTTCGTTTCCTGAAGTTCCATCATCACCAAGTCGTAATTGGCCTGCACCTCCTGTTGGGCCTCCTGCAATATTAACTACACCACCAGATGTATCTTGGTCCCCTATTACTAAAATTCTATTAGAGTCGGTATATGTAAGATTATTAGAACCACCAAAAGCACCAGCTTCATTAAACTGTACGGAATTTACTGGAGAATCAGGTGAAGTGCTTCCACCAGCAGTTCCCCATTCTAATCCACTTTCAAGTGAGTTAACTTTCAATACTTGACCTGCTGTTCCAATAGATGTTAAGCCCGTTCCTCCATTTGTAGTTGCTAAAGTTCCTGCTAAAGTAATTGTTCCACTACTTGTAACTGGAGAGCCAGTTACTGTTAATCCTGTAGTTCCACCACTTAAAGAAACACTAGTAACTGTACCTGAACCAGATCCTGCATATAAATCAGCTATACTTTGTAAAGTAAAACTTTTAGTTTCTTTAGATGATGCATCAGTACCTATTACATAATCTGTACCTGCAGGGCTTCCTTTAGTTGGGTAGTTAGTAGTGTTACTTATTTTAGCCATTTTCTTTTTGTGTTACTGTTCCGTGTTCTAAGTTAATTACAGAGTTTTCTCCGTATTTCTTTATCAATTCGTTTTCTAGTGATTCAAATTCAACTCTTATTGAATCAACTCTTTTAAGAACTGAATTTTTTTGTATTGCTAGTTCTCCTAATTGTACTTTAAGTGATTGAAACTCTGAGTTTAAATCTCTCAAAGATTTTAATTCTTTTTCTTCTAATTTCATTTGATTTAATTTATCTTTACAAAGATAATCATTTTCTTCTTGATGCTGAAGAACCATAGAAATAACCGAAAATACTCAAAACGATTCCCTCTGTTACCCCGATTAAATGAATCCAAATTTCTTTATTATGCTCAGGAACCTCTAAAAATACAATAGCATAAACCAAGAAGGCAAAACAAGAAAGGCCGACCAAACCTGTTAAATTAAACATAAAGTCAAAACGATTTGCTTTAGCTAACTCAACTTCTCTTTCCCTTGCTGAATCTCTATCATCTACCTCTAACTTATAAAGCTCTACCACTTGCTTGTGAAGTGCTTCTTTTTCTTCTGGTGTTAAGTCTGGCTCTTGACTGATGACATTTTTAATAATTCCAAGGGTTCCACTAGAAGGAAGGATGTCTCCAATAGCATCTAATACTTTAGGAGCTTTTTCTTTTAATAACGCACCTATTTTAGTATCTTTTAGTTTCTTTTTCATCCTGAACAACTTTCGCAATTCTCATCATCTATACTGCAAGTTCTTTCTGGAACTGGTTCTTTCTCCAGCTTCTCTAACATTTTTTCAAACTCTGACTTTTCTTCTATCATTTGTGCAAAAATAAACCTTCTATAAATGTTCCTATTCCTGTTACAATCATTGCTAGCGAAGTCCAAAACTTTTTTTCCAAGCTACGGATTCTTTTTTCGTGATCGTTCTTTTGTTTGCTTATTTCTTTTAACTGGCTCTGCATTACCGCCTGACCCTGTAAAAGTTGGTTTATTTTATCTTCCATAGATTTTATACTTGGTTTTGTTGTCGTCGTCTTTATACGCCACTAATATTCTGTTTCTTTGAGTTCGGGTAGTGCTGTAGCTAACGTGTACCCAAGAAGGGTTTTCATCTGTTCCAAACTCCCAAATTAATTGATCAAAATTTAAGTTGTCTTTGATAAAATGAAACACTTCTGCATTGTTAGGAGCATTGGAATAATCCCTATCTAAATCAATTGCTTCTCCTTTACAGTGTTGTGAAGTGGCTACGTACTTACCATCTATGTATTTGTGAGCGCCCCCAATGGCTTTATTTAACGCTTCTGACCTATACCCACTACTAATACCAAAAGGAACACCAAAATGCTCTCTAATCGGCTGAAATATGTTCTCAGCTAATACTTTCATATTCTCGATGTGTTCTTCTGTAGGTAAGTTTGCTATACCTTTTCTTTCAGCAGTTCCGCTTTTTAGCATTTCAGAAAGAGATAAGTTCTTAGATAGTTTCATTTTTTAATTCTGTTTTTAGCGGTTAACAATATTCTTTCTTCCATTTTAGCCACCTTTACTTTTAGGTTTAGGTTTTCTTTAATTAGCTCATCTATCTTTAGTTCTAGACTGGTAATTTTTTCCGTAAGTCTCTCTATTTGATCATCTTCTTTTTTAGCGTTGATGTCAATCTTTTTCTTAATTATATTCCATATCTCCTTGACTCCAAGTGCTGAAATCAAAGCTATTAAGAGGGGTTCTTCCATATTATCTGCCTTGACCACGGTATTTTGGTTTGTATGCCGTCTGCCCTTTAGATGCATTCTTAGAATGTACCCCAGGTCTTTTCGTTGTTATTTTCTTTCTGTATTTCACTCTCCTGGTTCAGCTGGTGTCCACTCTGGAGTAGCTAATAAAACTAATATCTCTTCGTGAGTATAGGTTCCTACTGGAACTAATGACCCGTTAGTGATAAAAGAAGGCTCTACCTGGAATGATAAAACCCCTTGAGTGTTTGCTACATTTCTTCTCATTGTTTGAGCAGAAGATTGGTTCACCTGGCTGAATAAAACTGAGTTCGTGTCAGATAGGTTGATTACTACATAAGTTGTTGCCATTGTTTGATTTTTTACAAAGTTAATATTTTTTACGGAGTATTACCACTTCCAGAAACTCTTGATGTAACTATCATATTACTAGATATTGCGTTTGCTGTACTATATGGCGCATCACCTACTAAATTACCTTCTGACATTCCGCTAGATACTCCATTAGCTGTTGTACCTACACCGTTAGTTAAGTT